GTAAACATCCACGTTATATCGACGTCGGGGGTAACATCCTCGACACCTTCGGCAAGCACAAGCACCACACCTGTCTCGTTGCTACAGATGCTCGAGATGCTTTTCGTTATCTCACACAGTTGGACTCATCGGAACAACAACATGAGTTGCGTGAACTCATGCGTAGTCCACATCGCACCAGAAATTTGTATACGGCTTACAACGAAAGTGATTACTTTTCGCAAGGATCAGTTTGTCTCAAAGGATCAGAGAATTGTTCGCATCAAAGTCGTTTCCTGGTTGCTAATCACTGTCTTTATGACATTACATGTGAAGATATTTGGCGCATTTTCAAATCACACGGCGCCGACACGATGGTTAGTTGGACATGGTACCCACCCGAATTATTCTGGGAGCATGCTATTTCGATCAACACGCATTCCCAGCAATTCGACTTCTACCGTTACACTGAAGATGACACCCATTCAACCATGTCTTTTAAAGATGCATCCTTTGCATACATACACAATTCGAAAATTTGGCGAGAAAAGTTACTAACCAACGCTATCATTGGACCGGAATTCAATATCATTGTCGAAGTACAAGATCAGATTGGTTGTATGTACAAGCAGAGGTGGTGTAAGGTTTCTAACGTGGCGCGGATAGTCCGCCTGGAACATACGCTGTGGCATGAATATCTGGCTGATTACGTTATGGTACCTGACATATTCACCTATACTCAGGACTATTTTGCAAAACCGATCACGTACATCACATGTCCACGCACCTTCTATTCACGTTGCGTGAATTTCGGACTCAAGACGATGGAGTTGAGAGCTGAGACTATCCATCAATTTGCCACATCGATCATCACACGCATCGATATCAAGGATACGGTCATTAACGATAGTTTCGAAATCGACCCGCTCATGTTGGACCGTGTCGTTTACTCTTTCGTGTTCCTATGCATCATCGAACGAAATTCCCGTGTCGATAAATTTAACGACTTCATCCACGAATTTAAACGTACGAAAAATCGCGAAATCACAGGACGTTGGTGGTTCCCACTCGATGGGATGTTCAAACGATTTTCACACGACATAAGTGAATGGTGGTGCCTACGAAAAGCCAACCACAAACTGAGAAGTCAAATTGAATGGTACTCGGCTTTACGATCACTGCAAATTGTTGAATGTGGGCCAATCCGCTGTAACAGTGCCATCAATGTGGGTAACATCATCACTTTCCCAACAATATCTAGCGCACCACCACCATGTATTGCACCTACCATCAACAACAGCGGTGTTGGAGAAAATACTTACGACTTGCG